TCAGATGGGCCGGAATATGGTTTACCATAGAGGGAGCGTAGCTTAGTGTCGCTGATGGTCATTTTAGTATTTTGTACTCAATGATTTTAATGTTTATGTACTCACCATCGCATGTACGAACATTAGCAACAATATCAATTGGTGTACAAATACAATCAATCAACGACAAAATAAAAGAATAAAATATTTCATATACAGATAACATCAGGCGTGTACATCAAGTGACAGTTAAAAACGACAGCATACAGAGCACATTCCTCTTCCACGATTACGAAA